TAGTTGTTGGTCAAATCAGCCCATAAATATACTACTATGCCACGCCTGAGTCTATACCGTCCCAATCGCACCAGCGATTATCAATACCTTGATCGCAACATCAGTGAGATGTACACCGTGGGTGGCCTTGACATTTATGTACACAAATATCTGGGTCCAAAAACCGGCGATCCTGGCGACGCCGACATAACCATACCTGTGCGTGAAACACAGGATCCTTTGTTCATTGAAGACCTGTTGTTGTTGGAAAACCGCGACAGAGCCTATGATCCCAACATCTATGTCATGCGTGGTGTGTACCGTGTGCAAGACATTGATTTTGATCTTACACAATTTGGCCTGTTCTTGAACAACGACACCTTGTTTATTACATTCCACTACAACGACATGATTGACACGTTTGGTCGCAAGCTCATGAGTGGTGATGTGTTGGAGTTTCCCAACTTGAGAGATTACAATCCCTTAAATTCAGAAATACCTTTGCCTTTGCCCAGATACTATGTGATCCAGGATGCGGCGTTTGCTCAAGAAGGATTCAGTCAAACCTGGTTGCCGCACTTGTGGCGTGTGAAGGCCACACCACTGGTCAATGCACAAGAGTATCAGGACATAATGAAACAGCCGTTTGTGACCAATCAGATCTGGGATCCAGGCAATTTTTATCCCAATCTCAGTGTGGTCAACAATGGAGATCAATACTATCGTGCCAACGGCAATGTGCCAGTGGGTACTGCCATTGACGCTGTGAATCCCAGCACCGGTCAACCTTACTGGACCTTGATTACCAATCCCAACACTGTGGGTGATAGTGCCAGCACTAGAAACAAAGATCTTGCCATCAATGATGCCTTGTTGGCACAGGCTGAAGTAGAGCTACCGCTCAGTGGATATGACATTACCAAATTTTATATTTTGCCAACTTACCCTGACGGAGCACCGGCTGCAACCGACACCGGTGTGACAACCAGCAGTACCACAGTGTCCAGCAGTAGCCAAGCATCTGGAGAGGGCACAACACCACGTGGTTTTGGTTACACCATGGGTTACCTGTCCAACAGTGTGGATCCCAACACTGGCTATCTCATTCCGCCCAATGGCTTGCCTGTGACACCCGGTGTGAGTTTTCCACCTAGTCCGGCTCCTGGTGCCTACTGTTTGCGACTAGACTATTTTCCCAATCGCTTGTTCCGCTACGATGGTGCCAGATGGGTCAAAATTGAAGATGCTGTACGTACTGGATTAGATTTTGAGCCAGATGCCAAAACCCAACGTGCCAGTTTTGTCAACAACACCGACACTGTGCAGACCACAGATCGAGGCGCCATACCTAGCCGTCAAAGTCTCAGTGAGATTCTTAAACCACAAGCTGACAACGGAGGATAAGCATGCCAGCCCTGACTCCAATATTTTTTTACGACGAACAGATACGCAGATTCTTGTTGCAGTTTGCCAGAATTTTTTCAAACTTTCAGGTAGAGTATGGTCGCAATGAAGAAGGCACAGCACACACCCTGGTTCGTGTGCCGGTGCGCTACGGCGATGCCACACGACAAGCACAGACCATCTTACAAGAAAACTCAGCGTCGGGCATGCCGGCCACACCCTTGATGACTTTTTACATTTCCGGATTAGACTATGATCGTCCCAGAATGCAAGAGCCTTACTATGTGAGCAAAATCAATGTGCGCCAAAGGACCTATGACGATGTTACCGACAGCTATGAGACCACACAAGGTAATGCTTTTACCATTGAACGTCTTATGCCTGTGCCTTACAAGCTCACCTTAAAATTGGATATCTGGACTTCAAACACCAATCAAAAAATGCAGATCCTGGAACAGATGTTGGTTCTGTTCAATCCCAGCTTGGAAATTCAAAGCACTGACAACTACATAGACTGGACCAGTCTTAGCATTGTGGAGTTGGAAAGCACACAATGGTCCAACAGAACTATTCCGCAAGGCACAGAAAATCCCATTGATATTGCCACTTTAACATTTACTCTTCCTATCTGGATTTCAAGCCCGGCCAAGGTCAAAAAACTGGGTGTGGTTGAGCGAATCATAGCCAATGTGTTTGATGCACAAGGCGATGCTTCAAATGCAGTGCTGGACAATGATTTGTTACTGGGCACTCGCCAAGTTATAACACCCTACAGTTATCAAGTGTTGTTGATTGGCAATCGATTGCAAGCCCTAACACAACCAGCAGTGGTACAACCTCCAAATGAAAGTTTGGATCCGCCAGAAAGTCCGCCCAGCAATCTCATGTGGCAAAGCGTGGTTGGTGCTTACGGTGTTCTTCGACCCGGCATCAGTTATGTGAGATTAGAACAAGAAGATGGCAGTGAAATTATTGGCACCGTGGCCTATGATCCAACCGATGACAGATTTATGTTGTTTGACATCGACGAGGATACAGCACCGGCCAATACCTTGTCACCAATCAACGCAGTAATTAATCCCTTGTTGAGTGGCCCCGGTGATGGGCTGGATTCATCTTTGATTGGTCAACGCTACTTGCTGACTGAAGACACAGGTAGTTTTACCAGCATTACGCCTACAGCCTGGCAAGGAGTCAATGGTGAAGCCTTGGTAGCCAAGGCCAACGACATTATTGAGTTTGATGGTTATAGATGGATGGTTGTGTTTGATCGCACCAGTAGTCCCGACAACATACAGTATGTTACAAATTTAACTACCAACATACAATACAAATGGATCAACAACATGTGGGTCAAATCATACGAAGGTTTATATCCTGGAGGCCAATGGAGTCTAGTGCTGTAAATGCTGTGGGTGTGTGGTTTTATGCAGTCGCCACTGGCAGATATCTATATCTCATGAGAAACGATCCCAAGCATCCTGGTGCCTGGGGCTTGCCGGGTGGACGCATAGAAGCTGGAGAAACTTTGATCCAGACTATTGAACGAGAATGTCAAGAAGAACTGGGAAGCATGCCAGAATATCTGCGTCTAATCCCTTTGGAAAAATTTACCACAGCTGATCATGTGTTTGCGTATCACACATTTTTTTGTATTGTAAAAGAAGAATTTGTGCCTGTGCTAAATCACGAACATCAGGGTTATGCATGGATCCAATCTGGCACTTGGCCTAGACCCATGCATCCAGGATTATGGAGTACTGTGAACTTTGATGCAGTACAAAATAAAATTTCAGCAATGGAACAACAGGTTCAAGCTGTTTAGGTTTTGCCTACTACCACTGTAATAGTTCCAACTTCTTCAGAATCATAATCTTCAAGAGCCTTGCCCAATACACATCCAGGCCTGTACTGTTTGATGTCCAAAGTTGTGGCCACCCCAGGAAGGTCGCTGGCCACCAAAAGATCGCCTTTGTGTATGGTTCCAACTACCCGACAAGGTATACGTCCAGTCAGTGCTATGGCTACCACATGTTCACCCTCTAGGTCAGTGTTCATTTCGTAAGCAGGTGCTGTAGAAACTGCGCCAGCTATTCGCGTAGAATGCGAATGTTGACTCATGGTCACTTCGTTGGCACCGCCAAACTCCATTACAGTTCCAGGTTCGTAGGTTTGATCTGACAGGTATCTTTCTGCCAAGTCAGCGTATCGGGCCGAGCTGGCTGTTCCAGCGAAAATTGCTGATGTCAATGTACCGCTGCCCGGAATATAACTAAGTCCGCTAGTAGGACTGCCTGCATTGTCATCAAGGAACGGAGTTACTGCTGCTCCTGCAGTCGATAAAAACACTGGAAAGAATGTGCCAAAACTAGTAGACTGAGATGTGGCATTGATTAAAGTATTTGGTCCTGTGGGTCCTTGTGGTCCTTGTGGTCCTTGTGGGCCGCCGCCGCCACCGGGGCCTGTGGGTCCTTGTGGACCTGTTGCACCAGTGGCACCAGAACCTTGTAGACCGGTGGCTCCTTCTGGACCTTGCGGGCCACGCGGTCCTACCGGTCCAGTGCTGCCAGTAGCTCCAGGAGGTCCTTGTGGACCAGTAAATCCAAGCGGGCCTTGTGGTCCTTGTGGTCCTGTTGCACCAGTTGCTCCAGAACCAGTGGCTCCTCCGCCTCCAGAAGGGCCTGTGGGTCCTTGTGGTCCTGTAGGACCCTGTGGTCCTTGTGGTCCACCTGCAGGACCTTGTGGTCCTTGTGGTCCTGCACCTGTTGCTCCAGCAGGGCCTGTGGGTCCTTGTGGTCCTGTTGCACCAGTGGCTCCAATTGGTCCGCCACTTGGCCCTTGTGGTCCTTGTGGTCCTTGTGGTCCTGTTGCACCAGTGGCTCCGCCTACTCCTGTGGCTCCGATTGTTCCGGTGGCTCCAATTGGTCCACCACTTGGTCCTGTGGCTCCAGTAAATCCAGTGCTACCTGTGGCACCAGGGTTACCAACCGGGCCTTGTGGTCCTTGTGGTCCTTGTGGTCCACGTGGTCCTTGTGGTCCTGTAAACCCAGCAGGGCCTTGTGGTCCTTGTGGTCCAACAACACCTGTGGCACCAGTAGCACCAGCGCCAGTGGCACCTTGCACACCCGTGGCACCTGTAGTGCCTGGAAGTCCAGTGGCACCAGTAGCTCCAGGAGGGCCTTGTGGTCCTGTTGCACCAGATCCAGTGGCGCCAGTGGCTCCAGCAGGACCACTTGGTCCAGTGCTACCAGTAGCGCCGTTGGGTCCTCGAGGACCCTGTGGTCCAGCAACTCCTGTGGCTCCGTTGGGGCCTGTTGCTCCATCTGGACCTTGTGGTCCTTGTGGTCCTGTAGGTCCTTGTGGTCCTTGTGGTCCAGTGCTACCAATAAATCCTGTGCTGCCGGTAGCTCCTTGAGTTCCTGTAGATCCTTGTACTCCGGTAGATCCGGTTAAACCTGTTGCTCCAGTGGATCCTTCTGTTCCTGTGGCTCCAATTAATCCTGTGCTGCCGGTGGGGCCTTGTGGCCCTTGTGGCCCAACAGCACCTGTGGCACCAGTGAATCCAGTGGCACCCGGTAGTCCGTCAACTCCAGTGGCTCCTGTACCAGTAGCTCCGGTGAGTCCAGTGGCTCCGGTAAATCCAGTAGCACCCTGATCTCCTTGAATCTGTCCCACATTGGTCCAGAGAGCACCGTCATAAACCCATAAATTTCCAGTGGCCTGATCAATTACACCGTTACCAGCTACAGCGCCCGGAAAGGCTGTGTTCAGGGTTGTTTGTGGGTTTCCAGGAGGAATCACATTTACATCTGGCACACTTCCAATGATAGTAACCGATGTTCCTGCTGGACCAGTAGCGCCAGCAACTCCTGTAGCACCAGTAGATCCAATTCCACCTGTGGCGCCTGCACCTGTGGCTCCGTCGGGTCCTTGTGGTCCGGTAGGACCTTGTGGTCCAGTTGCGCCAATTCCGGTGGCGCCCTGAAATCCTGTTGCTCCGTCAAATCCTGTTGCTCCAGTGGCTCCTTGTGTTCCTGTTGCGCCGGTAAGTCCAGTGGCTCCTTGTGGTCCGGTGGCACCGGTGGCACCATCTGAACCAGTGGCTCCAGTGAGTCCAGTAGCACCTTGAAATCCTGTTGCTCCAGTGGCACCGATGGGTCCGGTGGCTCCGGTAAATCCAGTAGCACCTTGTGGTCCTTGTGGTCCTTGTGGTCCTTGTGGACCAGTGGCTCCACCTATTTGATCTGTCCAAAATCTGAATCCGTCATCCAGTGAAGCCAAGACTTGTCCGCTGGTAGCAGGTAGTCCCAGATTGGGTTCAGAAATGCTGGTGTCCGTCCAGTCGTATCGATCGGCTGGTACATCTTGTGGAGGAGTAGTCGCGACGCGACCAGAAAGTAAGCGTGCCATTATGGTGTGGGTATGATTGAAACGTTTCCAAGGTTTTGGCTGGCCGGGGACAGGTCACCCGATACTACCACGTCAAACACGTTGGCAGTGCTGGCGCTGACCTGTAGTTGGTCTCCATTGACACTGTTAGCATCAAATTTGAGTAGGCTTCTGCCGTTGAGGGGGATATAAGCTGTGTCAAAGGCCGGAACCACTGCGCTGCCAAGACTAATCGTGGTGTTGCCGCCTTCCAGCAATATCTGCACATCTAAAGTTTCGTCTGATGCGCTTTTGTTGGTGGCCGACAACGGAGTAAGGAAAAATATCTGTCCTGGTAAAATGGCCCGTGTAGGATCGCTAGGATCTCTTTGTTCGTATTGATTAGAAGGATCTGGCACACTATAATCTGGTGCATCTGCTCCAGTAAGACCCCCAATGAGCGTGGTCATTGTGACTGGAACATCTACCAAATATAGTGTTTCAGGCAATCCTGTGGACGGTGTACGACAAACAATTCTTGACATCTAT